GACATACCCTCACCCATCCTACCCAATCCAATCATTCCAACTTTCATTTTGTTAATTAATTTACGTGAATTGTACCAATCATGCCTGCTCCCTTATGGGGACCACACCAATAAGTATAGTCACCTGCTTCAGGAAAAGCAACATCAAACTCTTCACCAGGCATCATTGCCAGTGCTTCGTGACCGAGTTCGGGATGATCCTCGACAATTACATTGTGAGGTGGCAGCATGTTGTTTACAAAGTGAACTGACTCACCAACAGTAATCGTAACTTCTGCTGGATCAAAAACTAGGTTTCCATTAGAACCCATTTGAACGTCAACAGCCCAAGCAGGTAGTGCTAAAAAAAGACTAGCAAATAGCACAATAAAAAACTTCATAAAACTTTATAGCGACTTCTCTATCTATGAGGATCAGTATTGCTAAAGTTCATCTGAAGCATATTGTAACGTAAATTTGTTTTGACTTCCTAACTTACGCTGTTATTCTCTTCTTCGTAATATGAAAGCTTATTAATTAATTTTTCATATTCGTCCCACATGTATTCAGAACCTGTTTGATCCTGATACATACGACAAGCACGAATTAATCTTGTGATGTCATCTGACTGAAATTTCATCATGGTAAAGGCGTTCAATACTAATTATATCTAGATGTCTCAGCAATTCCACTGACGCAAACTTTTATTAATCCTGCTATCAGGATCGTTGGCAGTTTTCTTAGAAGTTAATTTCTTTTTCATGCCCTTCATTCTAGCGCAGAAGGATGCGCGACGGGGATTTCCAACCTTCTTGCTTGGTGCCTTAAGGTCGCTTCCAGGATTTTCTCTTTCGTAAGATTTTCTGCCTTTCTCGTTAAGACCTCCAGATTTTTTCTTACCTTCTTTTCTTGTCCAGGCTGATTCATCGAGCTCTGCCTCTTCGCGTTTTACAGAGCGGATAGGCGACGAGAAACGATCCCAAGCTTTAGGACCATAACTACATTCATCTCGTGTTTCAGGTTTTTGACAAAGTTTACAGAAACGCTTTTCGTCCTTTTCTTCTTCTAAGGTATAAGCGTTGCCAAGTTCAATATTTTCTTTCGCGGTTCTCGCTGCCTTTTTGAAAGCATCCTTTGCGGGGTAGTCCTCACTACCAGACTTCGCAGGTGCTTCTCCACGCTTCCGCTTTGCGTGGATGTTAGCATATAAACCACGCTTTGCCTCGCAAAGTTCCTTCAGTTCTTTATAGTCTCTCATGGGAATATACTAACGTATATTCTATTTAGTTATCTACAATGATCATATCAAAATGAGCGAAGGCATCAACACCAGAAGATCCTGCTGTTGCTTCTAACTGAACATCAGTCTTCTCTGGCATATACAATGGAACTGTAAAGGTGTGATCGTAATTTACACCAGCAACTTGAGCGATGTGCTGTGTCCTGAATACCTTTCCTTCTTGTCTAAACGAAACTCTTACGGTAATCTCTTCATTCTTTAGAGTGGATACATTCATATTGAATAGATATCCAGACTTGCCAGCGGGAACAGTATAAACAGCCATCAAAGTTTGCTGGTGAGCAATCTGAATTTTTAGGACTACAACAGCACCCTTTGATAAAGTAAAGTCAGCACCCAATGCTTGTGATCCAGAACAGAATGCCCTGAATACACGCTTGTAAGAATTCTGTGTCGTTTGTGCTGTGCCGTCAAGGGTAAGAACTTCTGTCGTTAGTTCCCAGTTTTCGTTGAGACCTTGGATGGTAACTTCTGCTCCGTTGTTTAGAGCAGCAGCATTTGTAGTGAGAGTAGTAGCAGCAGTATCTAAAGTCGCCCAAGGATAAGCACTATTACCATCCCAAATAGCTTCGTAAGATCCGTTTGCTAGGTCTGTATTAGCACCAAACTTATGAACGTAATTGTATCCTTCAATCTGTCCGCCAGCAATAGGGATATTAGAAGCAGCACCAAACGAGTTGATGGGGTTGCCGTCTTCATCGGCAATCATCACTACTTCAAAGTTTGTTGTGTCCTGAACCCTATATGCTTGGTCCTGTTTATTCCACTGTGCCATTAGTTTCCGTATGCGATTTTGGTTGCGAATACAGTTGCCGCTGTAACTGCTGCTGGAGTTGGAGTTGCTCCATCATCAGCAGAAATAACGACAGCGGGTGTCTTCTCAATGGAAACTCTCTCCCCAGCAGCAACCCAAACAGTAGCAGCAGTTGCTTCTGCTACTAAAAGTCTGATGGCAGTATTATTCGTATTGATTACCGAAACAATACTTGCGGCACCTACATCTGATGCTACCGCTAAATCAACAGCTTCTGCTAGTGGTTTGATTGCCATTTTTCCGACACTTTCTTTTTATTTATCGTTTGCCACCACCCATCTGCTTCAGCATCTTCTGAAGTTCCGCAGTGCTACCAACAAACATAGCATTGTTGGTAACCTTGGATGGACCTTTCTTATCCTCGTCAAGATCCTTCATTTTCTTATGTAGGTCTTGGAGTTTCTCAGTCATGTCTGCAACGTGCTTCATTGCCGCTACAGCGACCTCATACGCTCTAGGGTGCCCTGACTCCTGGGCGACCTCTAAGGCACCGTTAACCGCCTCCTGCCCCTTATCTATGAGTGAGTATAACTCACCCCTAGTATACTGGTAATCCTTCTCACGGTCGTCTCTATCGACCTCTGGTGGTTTTGGTTTAGAAGGTTTACTTTCCTCAACAGGTTCAGCACTAATGTTGAGGATCTCCTCCATGTTTTCTTCTAGGCTCATAAGAATTCAATTCCTTCATTAAATCCAAAATCATCACCAGCATCTACCAGTGCGTCATCATTTACATCGATGACACCATCTGTATTGATATCTGTAACTGCTTTGGGTGTGTATGTTCTTGTAATTGTCCTACGGTTAACAGCAAGGTCGCCAATAGTTTCATGAATAATTGCTTTCTTGATAACGTCAGCAGTATTGTAAGGACCGTAGAGATAAGACTTCATGGTAAAGTTTAAAGTATATGCGATATACCTACGGTTTAAAAAACTATCATCCCACTCATCTTCTCCTGAGATGTTATTGAGAACAATAGCAACATCACGTTTCTCATTCATGTCAGGGATCATGTTGAGAGTAACAGAGAATGATGGTTGGAAGTATGGTAGGATTTGTTCTACAATTTGCAGTGCATCATCTTGAGACTTAGCAATAACTCCTAATTCAAAACTTAAATTATAAGGAACAGGAACATATTGCACTCTGACTTCGCCGCCATTACCATCAATGATGGTTTTGTATTTTTGAATTGGTGATGTCTTACGGGTAGAATCGTAATCAATTCCTGTCATCTCAAAATAGAGACGTGGCAATGTGATCGCTACTTTTGATGAAGCAGCATTCTCTTCTAAACGAACAAGAAACTTCTGCTTGGGTCCGTATGCTAAAGGAACTTTTTGCTCCTCTAAAACTTCACCACTGCTAGGATCAGTGCTCTTCATTGTAATATTATTGAAGAGCGTACCAAACGCAATAATGTTCTTGCGAACAATTTGATTATAAAAATGTGATCCTAACATTAGATGCTATCCGTAAAGTTACCATACTCACCGAATGGATTACCTTCTGTCCAATCGATAATCTCATCACCAGAATCTTCGATCTGTCTATTCTGATCGTAGTTGCTGTTGGTATTATTTAGAGTGTCAAATGTCTCTGGACTCCACTTGGCACCTGAAGTTAGACCAGTAATTACTTCAGCAGTAGTAAAGGTTCCTGTTCTATTGTATACTTCCAGAGCTCTGGTTGTATTATCCCAAGACTTAACTTCTGCTCTATTGTCCTTAGGTGAGTAGTCAATAGTGACAGTAGGAGCACTAGTATATCCAGTTCCACCAGATGTAATCAAGATACTATTAACAAGACCTGTAGAACTAACTGCAGCAGTTGCTGTAGCACCTGTTCCACCTCCTCCAGTAATAGTAACTGTGGGTGGAGTTGCTTGTTTATAATGTGATCCGCCATCTGTAATAGTAATACTATCAACAGCATCACCATCAGTTGTTCCTGTTGCTTTCGCTAGGAACTCATCACCAACAATCTCTTCTCCAACAGTAAAGTCTCCAGATCCACCAGGATCCATGAAGAGTTTGATAGTATTAGCAAATGCTATCTCAACATCATCAATCTCTTCAACTCCAGTATCAAAGTCATCACTACCGATTTCGTAGATCTCAGCGGTAATGGCATAAAATTGAATCTTACCAAATTGGAAGAATGGTTCTTCCTTGCCAACAAATTTAATTTCGTAAATATCTTTTGTTAATGGGAAGTACAATAAGTCCCCCTCATTAGGTCTACTAGTAAGCGTGAGGTTTGGGTTATGTTCTGCTACCTCTTCATCCCAGCGTCTTGTAGACACACGGAAAATAATTTCATCTGTAATTCTTAAACCGAACTTGGAGATGAACTCTGCATTGTCACCAAAACCCATGACGTTCTGCAGTAGCATTTCAATCTGGAATTGTTCTTGATACTTAGAGTATCTAACTTCATCCAGCGTGCTATCTTGTAGAACTACTCTAGGGATATAGTATATATCTGAACCAAACAGTTTGATTTGCTCATCCACAAGATCCTGAACGAGACCTTGTTCGCCACTGTGACCTGAATAGTAAGTTGGAAAATAGGGACTGGTAGGCATCTTATCCGATCATATCCATAGGTGGAATTGCATACTTACTGAGAACTTCGCTTTCGATTTTCTCAATTTCTGCTAGTGCGTCTGTGTATAACTCTCTTCCGTTGAGGGTGATACCACCAGGCAGTTGAACATTGTTATACTTAATCAAGTTCTGACCCCACTGCTTCTTCATAAGAGCAGTAGCATATTTTTTGACAAACGGATCATTATTCATTTCTGTGGCATCTGTAGGATCAATCATCCTATGTGCCTCAATTAGCAAATACTTATCTGTTGCTAAGAAATCAGCATCTACGTCAAGATATAAACGATCACGACGTGCTGTAAATCTGAACTGCTGGAATGAACCGTTGTTCAGAACCATATCTAGAGTTTCTAGATATTGTTTAGTCATAAAATAATTGAGGATATCAAGTGATCCAAATGCATATAGATCATTTAGATATAGTTGATATTCAACACCAAAGAGATTGGAACGAATTGAGTTACTTACTAACCCAAAGACTTTACTGATGCCAGTTACATGAGGTGGGATCGGAATGTAGTTTGTTGCTTCATTCCAATCTGATCCATTAGTTGTAGTTGTTACAGTAGCTTTAAATCTAGTAATGTCAGATTCAGTTAATGAGTGGGTAAGATAACATCTTTCCATTCCGTTGTAGCAGTTCTCCTGAAAGAACTGGAACGTGTCATCAATAACGTTATTGACCTGCTCGTCGTCAATATTAACTTGGAGGACAGGCTCACCAAGCTGCCTCTTACAGTATGTGATAAGATCAGCTCTTGAACTTGGAGATGCCATTACACACAAAAAATCCCTTCTTACCTATTTAGGAAGAAGGGATTTGGTAGTTATTCAGTGGGTGTTTCTTCTTCTGCTGCTTCAGGTTCACCTTCGAGAAGACCTAGTGTTTCTAAACCACCTTGTAGTTTGATCTTATATTCTTTTGCTTTAGTTAAGTTTTCTTCTAGTTCAGCAATTTGCTTTTCGGTAGTGGCAATTTGCTCTTCAAAGTTTTTCTTAAGTTGTGTGGGATCCATAGTAATCACATGTAATAGTGTGTTTAATTATTTAGACAAAAATTCAATAACTCTTTCGAGAGAACCTTGTATGACAATACCAGATTCATCTTTATTGTTTAGAAAAATTCTACAATATTCATTATCATCTTTTTCATCAACGCCAATATATTGAATATGAGTTATTTGATTTACGTTTATAGCAACGCCATTTATAGTTTTAAACATAAACAAACCATCCAGTAAGGATATATTTAGTTTCAAATTTACTTACAACTCCTTTATGAGTATGTGTCCAATAAGGTGGCCACAGTAATATTTTACCACACTCTGCTTCTGAAGTGTAATCTTGATTGTCAAAATAAGTACCTCCATTTTTTACATCATTCAAATACACCATCCATGTCAACATTCTATCTGAGACTTCTTTGCATGGTACTTCTGAATGTATCTCGTAAAATCCTTCTCCAGGAAGATACTTTTGGAAATTAAATCCTTCGTATGGACCCCAATTTGCAACAGTTTTTAGATAAGAATATTTTTCTAAATATTCTCCTGCCGCTAAGTTCAGAAGAGAAGCAAAAGTTTGAAGCGGAATACTCCAACCTTCTTTACTAAAAAAAGAAGAATTTAAAGAAATTTCAGTACATTTTTTTACAGAATCTTTTTCTTTTAAAGTGTCTCCAAAAACTTTTCCTCTTACGTGGAGACTGCTATTATCTTCAAATAATTTTATTAGAGTATTACATATAGGTTTTGGAATTTTGTGAGAAGAACATTCAATAAAATTCATGAATAAAATTATATAGTAATTGTCGAGTCAGATCCAGTGAATGTTAAGGTAGTCCAGTTTCCTCCATCTATCCTATAAATTATAGCACCACCTTCTCCAGTGTATCCAGATGGACCTCCGTCATTAATAATTCTGAACGAACCACCCCATCCTACATTACTACCAGGATATTGTCCATCCGTTGTACCGACTGGTTTTCTCATCGAGTTATAACCAGGAGCAGTATCATCACCCCAAGATCCATATGTTTGAGTATGGAAAGTGTGTGATAACAATTCATACTCTGCTTGTAAAGAACTTCCAGGAGAAGTTACAACACCAGCACCACGAACAAATCCAGAACCAACACCTCCACCACCCCCAGACCAAGAGTTTCCATCTCCAGCACCAGATCCACCACCATACCAACCTCCGCCACCGCCACCACCAGAACCCCAGACGTTTCTGTGATGAACAGCATTAGCACCTTGAAGAGCAGCTCCAGCAGCGCCATCGTTAGCAGCATCACCACCAACACCACCAGCAGTTGGAGTTCCTCCTCCAGCATTAGCGACATGGGTTCCATATGCTCTAGCACCATTATTACCTTGACCATTTGTATTATTGACTCCACCGCCACCATTTGCTTGGTCATTTGTATTAGCAGGATAACCAGGACCACCAGCACCACCGCCACCACCAGGAGCAATAATCAATGCCGCTGCTTGTGTTTTTTGAGATCCAATAAAAACTCCAGAATATCCACCGCCACCACCAGAAGCATCATATGAAGTATACGTTCCTCCACCACCTCCATTATATCCACCAATAGCATCAGATGGGTTACCTCCTATTAGTCCACCAGTTCCTCCGCCACCAACTGAAAGTAATAATGATGTGCCAGATGGAATAATATAAGAAACTTCTACAAATCCACCTGCTCCACCTTCTTTAACATTATAGAAAGTATTTGTGTGGTAATTTGTATTTGCTCTATTTTGAGCGCCAGAACCACCACCAGCACCCCAAATCTTAAAATCTACTTGAGACCCAGCACCTTTTCCAGCAACATCAATCCAGTCTCCATTAGAATACAGTTGGAATTTGAATTCCTCTGTATTATAAATCATAGTTCCTTCTGGCGGAGCAGCAGGTCTAGTTGTATTATTAAACTGTGGCAGTGTTAAACCACCAGTTACATTGATACTACCAACATTTAACTGAGACATCTTACTAGAAAACCTTTTTCTATCTAACTATTTAGATCACAAACCAAATTTGCCTTTCGTGACGTTCCAATTATTGGTAACATCAGATTCTGATAGGAATTTATTATAAAGGCGATATTGAGCAATCTTGATATTGGCATATCCACCATATCCAGTTGCTGGTCTGTTGTAGGTTCCGATTGTATGCTCACCAACATTTCCGCCAGATGCTCCATCATATCCAGTTCCTGTTCCAGACATAACAACAGTTCCATTTACATATATTTTTTGTTCTCCATTTCTTACAGCACAAACAATGTGATACCAATTTCCATTGGCATAACCACCTGAGGGACCAGTATTATTACTATAAAAATAAGATCCATTATCGTAAAGTGCTGCTTGAAGATTTCCACTAGAAG